AATACTACACCAGCCTCGGTGACGTGTTATTTATATCCTATGCACCAAAATATTTGCAAACATAAGGACCTATACTCCCGCATATTTGCACATTTGCCGCCGAGATATTTTCATTATTTACACTATGGCCCCAACTTAAGTTGTGCGACGTCGTTTTTATATTACTTTATTTATTTATTTTTCCCTTTTCTTTATTCAAGTTAATTGAATTAATATGGGCCTGGATCAAAAACATTGCCCCTGCGGGGCCTGGTTTTCTCAATTGAATGGTGTTATTGGGCTTGTATATTTATTTTTTTTCATTTAATTCCTTCTTTTTTTAAAGAAGCAAAATTAACGTATTTATACTCGTATTTAGTCCAAATACTCGTCGCATTTTATTTCAGCAACATGATGCTTGAGGCAAGCGCCACAAGGAATACAAGGAATTACATGGACCCTATCACTGCTAATCTTATCATAATCAGGGAGAAAATTAGACATAACTACTACATGAATACAATTAACAAGCGGGGCCATTAGCGGCTCATACTTATTACTAACTATTAACCTATCCTTAAACATCTCTATTAAACTATATTGCAGATAATCCTTCTTATCACGAGGGATATCAAATACAATGTTATTCCCTAAACAACCTATGTACTGATAACTGACATTATCAGCAGAACCACCACGTGTGTAGAACCAGGACCCACTTCTGTACAAGTCACGGGCAAATGTAGATTTGCCCTCACCACCAGTGGGCCCGTAAACCCAGAAGATAGTGCGGTCATCCGGGGCCCTGTCGAGGAGCGTCCTCAGGCGCGACTGCCAAGATTTCAAATTTGAAATTTGAATCTCAGAAGCGCTCTTTTGGAATTCTTCCTCAGCAAGCTTTGCTTTCACACGGCGGAAAACTGAGGGATTCTCCTCCGCCATTCTCACCGGACTTCGAATTACACTTTCTCTCTGCCGGCGCTTGTGAGACCCACTAGGGCAATAATCCCCAAATTCAAAGGGACCGGAAACCCTAGTTTCCTCCTTCATACAATAATCGCGAGCTTCGTCAGTCTTACGAGCTCGCTGTTTCTCCAGATGGGGTTTCAGATCGCCGAATATGGCCTTCACCTGGTTCAGGGTCCTCCTACCCTTCAACTGAAGATAACCCTGGAGGTGCCGACGCTTGGTAGTCGGAGATTCCTCCTCCTGCCAGCACGCGTAACTAACGTGAGTGTTCTCAAACACCGGGACCAAGTCCGGGGCAGTGGCAGAAGTGAAGAAGACGGTGAAACACCAGAAAACAGAAGCGACAGAAGGCATGGTTTAAAAAAAAGACAGAAGAGAGAGAGCACGCTGAGAGCACGAGGGAGCAGAGGAGCGGGTGCCGAGGCTGGGT